CTTGGTTGGTTATATGTTGGCGATGATGATGTATCACTCAATGAAAAAATGATTATACAAGGATATGCATGGGAATATGATGGTGGTACAAAAAAGAAAAACTTTGAAGAACTACGTGAAATACGTAGGTCTTTTGGCACATTAAATGAGGGTTAATGAGACTACCAGACATTACACAAAAATGGTTTGATAAAGTAGTTGAATGGGATCGCAATTTAGCGAAAAAAATTCAAGATAAATATAACCTGACTGATTATCAAATGCTTTGCCTAGCATTTGCTAAAGGTTTTATTATAGGTGCTATTATTTTATAGGAAAAAATTATGCAAAAATTTATTAATGCTATTGCTATTGCAAGTGGTATAATTTCATTAACAGTAGTAGGAAGTGGAGTAGTTATCTACTTACAAAAAGATGCTATCATTGAGAATGTTAAATCAAAAGTGATGGGATCAGTATTAGACTCAGTTAAACCTGATCTAGGTGGCATAGCTGGTGATGCTATACCAGACTTTACAGGATCTGCTGCACCATTACCAAAAGTACCATCATTCTAGATGACAATACCACTTATCTACATTAAGGGTGTTAGGATGAGTGATGTAACAGTGCCAAATATATTTGTACCAAACTGGCAGTCTCAACAACCAAGTGTTGATCACTTGGTTCCTCCAGTTGTTTTAAATATAGGTAATCCCATTGTGGATATGCCTGGTTGCGTAAAAGCACATCAAGATAATCAATATCATAAAAGTGGATTACCTAAAGATAAAAATTTGGTAGAAAAAGATCCAGATAAGGCAATGATTGTCTGTGATGCAACTGTTCCATCTTATGATGCAATGAACTATGAACCAGATCAGTTAGTAATTACAAGAGAGATTGAACCACCTGCTGTAGAACCTCCACCAGAACCACCAGAAGCAGAGGTTCCTGATACTGGTGATGTTGCTCCAGAGAAAGAGTTTCTTTGTCCCGCACCAAATCAACCTAGAGTAGGTGACTTAACACAGAAGGGTGATGAGAGAGTTATTGGTCATGAAGAGCAAGAAATAGATGGCGTAAAAACTTGTGTAGTATTATATGAGGACACTACACTAGCAGAGAAACTACTCCCTTCTACAAATCAAGTCAGCACAACAGCAGCAATAGCAGTGGTAGCAACCGCTGCCGCAGCTGCAACACCTTTACTATTAAGAATTATCAAACCTATTATTAAAAAAGCAACAGATACTATAAGGAAAAAGTTAGGTAAAGAAGTTAAGAAACCATCACGTGCAGAAATTATGGCAGATGAATATCGTAAGAAAAAAGGTTTACCACCTATAAAGAAAAAGAAATAATATTATTTAACATTACCAATTTGGAAAGTTCCTAAGTCTGATGCATTTCCATTTGCTTGAACCTTAACTTCTATAGGGTTAGGTGTGATTGAATGAGTATGATTTGGTAGTGTGTTTGGTGGATTTACCAATACTACATCAGCACATACAGCATGATAGGGTGAACTTGGGTGGAAGGTAATGCCTTCTTTCATCAAATTTCCACAATTTTTCAAACGCGCTAGCTCAAAGTCTAACCTCTTATTAGAAGTAAGTTGTTCTTGATATGCTACTTGTGCTGTTGCTGCTTCTATACAAAGTTTCTGTGCCTCTTTATCTAAAGGTCTTGACCATGTAGCAGATAAACCTGCTGATAAATTATATCCATCTTGCTGTCCAGTTCTTGTAGGAACATAGTAGAGTATATCACCTGGATTATCAATCTGACCATCATCATCTGCATCATGAACATTGTACACGGGATCCATATATGTGTGTTCGAAAGGGCGCTTGAATGATCCTGTTCCTGTGATGTACGGTGTAATGTTCATGGTAGCACCTTGGCATTGAACACCATTACCATATGTGTTTGTAATATATGGACCTTGTAAAACCTGTATTGCCTGGTTGGTCACTGAGCCTGAAGAATTGGCGATGGGACTTGCAGTAGCACTTATTCCACCAACATCTGATGCCATAGCAGCAGTGGGACTTAACAAAGATAGTACAAGTGTACCTACTGTGTAAAGGTGCTGGTTGTGTCGGTGACGCTGTTTATGGTGGTGCTGCGTTGGATTATCGTGTGATTGGATAGCCCTGGTCCAGCATATGTTTCTGTGAATTGGAAGTTTCCAACTCCATTGTTTGTTTGTGTGAATTGTGGTCTGTTCTCTAGATTCAATCCTGTCCATTGTGAAGTCACTCCATCTAATGTAACACTAGTGTTATTGACTGAATTAGCTCCTGTTGGAACTAATGGTCCATCTGCTGATACATTTGTACCAGTTACTGAATATTGCCAGCCAGTATTATAGTCCATAGAATTTATGGTCTCAGTTGTGGTACTGGTGGTCGTAGTAGTCGAAGTCATTGATCCCTGCGTAAAATTGGGGACCACGGGCACTGCATATGCAGCACCTGAGGTACTAAGCAACAATAGTGCTGTTAGTATCCTCTTCATTGTTAAAAGGCAGTAATCTCTGAAACAAATTGCGATGTAGCACTTGATCCAGCTAAGTTTGTACCAGTTAAGGTTGTAACATGAGCATTGGTTATTGTACCAGGTGCAGCTGTACCAGTGGATCCACCAGTGTGCACAGTTACATTACCAAAGTCAGCGTATTCAGATCCTGTTCCTGCAATGTCAGCCTGTGTGAATGACTGTGAGAAAGAGAATGATCCTGAACCATTTGTTCCACCTTGAGCAGCTGTGATTGTACCAGGTGTAGCAACACCAGTTGATGCATAAGACTGAACACCTAAACCACCTGCAACTGGATCTGCATTACCAACAGTATGAGTAGTGGATGCATTTGTACCAGAAATAGAATAGGAAGCACCCATTCTTGTGTATTCTGTATGTCCACCATCATTGATGAACTGAAGACTAGTCTGATGTCTAGTGCTTAATCCACCTGCATTTGCTGCAGAACCTGCCATCAATAACAATAATATAGGGAAGAATTTCTTCATTTGATTGTTGATTTGTTGACACTTCGCCTATTTATAGTAATTATTACTCTAAATATTATGAATTACATATTGAATTCCTATATGAATGGAAGACTTGACAAAGTTGTGATGACTGCTAAGATTATGAGGATGAAAACTGGTCTCTATGAAAAGACTTGGTATCCAGAGTGGGATGATAGGCAGAGAGGATCTGCAAATAGAATTCTTACAAATGTCCTAGAGGTTCTTGATGAATACTGGGAATAAATACTATAACAACTATGATCAAAACGCTAATCAGAGATTTTCCAGTCACAGACATAGCATCAGATAGAGAAATGACGGAAGAAAAAATTAAAAGAATTGTCCCTCATTTGTGTTATACAAAGGAAGAGGTTGATTTATTAATTCAAGGTGCTGTAGATGAGGCAAGGAAAATAGATGAAGAGTCAATGAAGAAACATAATAGAGATGCCACTGTTATCTCTATGATCTTAGGTTTCACAGCACTAGCACTATTTGTTGATGGATTATTAAGGATGTTGGGAATCATTCCACCATTCATGCATATTGATATTAATATTTTAGAGAGGATTGCAGATAAGGTAGAGACTGATGTTATAGATAAAGTAAGACAAGTTCCAATTCAAAAACTCTTTAGACAATGAATGATGTTACAATTTTTATATACCTTGTGTTCTTTGTTGCACTAGCAGCAGCAACCTTTGCGTATATGTTTAAGATGATGACATCTACACTGGCAGAATTTAATAAGAGACCAGTAAGAAGTTATGGTGATGCTATGAGAGCATATACACCTCATCCAGAAGAACCTAAAGATGGTGAGGAAGTTATGGGTGTAACTTTTAAAAGTTGTGATTTGGATGACTATGGTAAATTACAATCACGTATTAATGAGTTAAGAGAAAAATTAGAGGGTGAGGATGATGGTGATATAGTTGTAAGAAGATGAGTGATTTCATTAGAAGACACATAGGTCCTTCAGAGGATCAACAGACTCAAATGCTAAATGATTTGGGTCTTTCTAGTTTAGATGAACTCATAAGACAAGTTGTACCAGATTCAATATTACTTCGTGGAGATAATAATTTACCAGAACCTTGTAGTGAACAACAAGCATTGAATGAGTTAAAAGATATTGCACAACATAATATTGTTAAAAGATCTTTGATAGGACAGGGATATTATGGAACTATCACACCACCAGTAATACAGAGAAATGTATTTGAGAATCCAACATGGTACACATCTTACACACCATATCAGG